GGCGTTGATACGGTTGCAGAAATACAATCAGACGTAGCAGGTGGAAACTTGGGGGCCTATTATCTGCACAGGGTAACGATGAAGCGAGACCCTGGCTCTGCTGACACAACCTTTCTATCCCTGCTGGCCAGGGATCTGTGGAAGCTTAGTTGATGGAAGGTCTAGGTTCACAAACGCATCTTGATTTTGTAATACAGTTTGCAAAGGTGGTTAGCTCAGCGCTAATCAAAGAACCAAACAGCAGCGACAATCAGGCAGTTGCTTACAATGTCGCTGGCATCGGTGGGTTTGATGCTACTTCTGATGAGCCCATACTAGACAACTCTGATGATTCAGGTGAGTACAACGAAAACACAGAAGTGTACGGTTCACTTGGTGTAATCGGTCGACCTCTACCACCCGAGACAGTATCAGGACGGTCTGCCCATGCAGAGGTTGCCTGCCTGAAAACAGCTGACGGTTTGGTGCCCATTGCCACTAGAGACCTACGGCTAAAGATGCCAGGTGAAGGGCCGGGTGAAGGTACGGTTGCCCTGATTGGCTATGGTGGTGGTTTCCACAGCCTAGACCCTGTGAACGATGGTGATGACGGTACAATCCATGTGTTGTATTGCCCTTATTCATTCACAGGTGGCGTTGCTACCAAGGCACACAGCATCATCCTTGACCCCACAGCAGGCAATGAAAGCATCATCCTGGTTCACGGCGATGGGATGGCAATCACAATGGCCGATGATGCCTTGATTGGGAAACACTTGCTTCTAAAGAATGACTCCGGTGATGCGACAATCCGTTTAGATTCACAAGGGATTACCATGACGGCCAGTAAGATTGTGTTGAAGGGGGGGGTCATCATAGGAGACCCTGTAGCAGCCCAGCCCCTGTTGGCTGGTGTTGCTTCTCAACCGTCAACAAAACTGTGGTTTAGCCCGTAAGGACAACCAAAATGGCAATGACCAAAGGAACGGTAACGATTGATGGAGACGGGGTTCCTTCCGGCAGTGGTGCAGCCCGTGAAATGTTTGACGCCTACGATGCAACATTGGTGCAACAGCTTTTCACTGGTACACACACGGGTGCGAATGGCGCGACGGTTCTAGAGGATACTGGCCAAAGTTTCACCGTCGATGAATTGGTGGGAAAATTTATCAGCAACACCACTGATGGCAGCCTTGGGAATGCTACCGAGAACACATCCACAACCGTCAACGTGGTTTTGGCTAGCGGGACCAATAACTTTTGGAACAATGGGGATTCATATTCCGTCGATACGCTGGCAGGTGCAGCCATGGTAGCAACACGGAATTCCACCGCTGACCTTTGTAATTCGATTGCCGAGATGATCACCCACATCACAGACAATGCCGACGTGACAATCAAGACAACTGATTCAGCTTTGCAGCGCGACCCATCCAGCACGGATGACACCTTGGGCCCTGATTCAAACAAAACCCTATCGGGAGCCGTTAGCTGATGACCAATTGTGCATTTAATTTGCTTCCGCCGGTCCCGACAATTCCCCTTCCGCCCCTTCCTTTGCCTGTGTTTCTACCGGGCGTTCCAAGCATTAGCATTCCGCTCCCGGGGATTTCTCTCAACCCCCCGATCCCGACCATCCCCCTTCCACCTCTTCCCTTACCGGTATTCTTGCCGGGTGTTCCGTCAATCAGCATCCCCCTTCCTGGTTTGGTTTTGCTCCCGCCAATTCCGACCATCCCGATTCCGCCCCTTCCTTTACCTGTGTTTTTGCCAGGAATCCCTGCACCATTCTGTCCGCTCGATTAAAAAATAAATCTGCGTTTTTTGAGACCCGCCGTTATAGGTAGGTATAGGCGATTCGCAAACATGCCATGGCCAATGTCGGCCTAAGAGCACACAGCAATTGCCAGGGAGACGAGTCATGATTGAGAAAGCAACGTACAAACTGGTAGGTCAGACACCCTTGTTGATGCACGCAGCGAACGCGTTGAATCCGTTCAACGAGTATCACAAGGCGATGAAGAAAATCACAGGCATCCGAAAGAAGCAGGAGGAAGACCATCTCAAACTCATGGAGTTGGAATTCCTTTCGGGCCTCTACCTGGATGACAAAAACAGGCCCATCATTCCTGGAAATGTTTTGATGGGCGGGATCAAGTCGGCCGCAAAAAAGTTCAGGCAGGGCAGGCAGGCAGATGAAGGTTTGTGGGTTGAGAATGACGCTGTTCTCAAATTCGACGGTCCCAAGGATCTCCAGAAGAGATTCGACAAGGCTCAGTATCTGTACACGAAGGTGGTTTTGAGCGGGAAGTCTATTATGAGAACACGTCCCAAATTCTCAGGTTGGTCCGCCGAAATCGAGGTTTGTTTTCAAACGGACCTCATCAATCGCGAAGATGTAGACAAATGGATCAAGCGTCTCGAAACCATGGGCATCATGGATTACCGGCCCCAGTATGGCCGTTTCACTTCTGAGGCAGCGTAATGTCTTTGGCGATTGAAGGGGAATTGACCATCGACGTTAGGAGTCTCAACAAGGGAGACTTTCTGGACCCTGATACGATAGAAAAAGTTGTGGGGCACAAGGCCGATACCCCTCAATATGGGCTTAGTTGTATGGGCCTAAAAGTATCAATCGAGAGAGATTCCATAGGCATCGGTACTCCATTTATCGTCAAGCATGAAAAGGCTGGGTTGAGAATACTAACCGATGATGAAGCTGTTGATTATTTGGAGGGCCGTCACAATTCACACGTGATGGGAATAAAACGTGTGTATGCAAAGTTGAACCGCGTAGATGTTGGAAAGCTGACAGGCGAGCAAGAGAAAGCGTATGAGAGACGAATGCTCATACAGGGAAGGACAGTCCAGGCGATTGACAACGCATATCGGGGATTGGAATTTCCTGTTGTGGAAGAAACCAACGGATTATTGGAGGATTAGAAATAGCCCCATGGTGAGATCGCTTCAATCCATGGGGCCCGTTCGGTTGAGGCAGGGTTGGGCTCGGAAAGGCCCGGTTTGGCAGGGCAGTGAGCGGTAGGGTCTGGCAGTGAACGGTGTGGCGAGGTCGGGCAATAAACCGTCCATCGCGGAGATCGCTTCAAAGCGGTGGGTCTATTTGAGGTGCGGCACGGCACCGCGTGGTACGGAGCGGCATGGACTGGAACGGCGGGGCAACTTTTCCACGAAGAGATAACTTCAAATCGTGGGATCCATTTTGGGGCCCGGTTCGGCAAGGATGGGCATGGTGGTGAAAGGTGGGGTCGGGTAAGGCAAGGAACCTCGCGAGGAGATCACGTTCAAATCGTGAGGTATACTCTCCTCGTGGCTTGGTTCGGCTAGGTAGGGAGAGACAGGGCAGGCATCCCCAGTGGCGATCACGTTCAAAACTGGGGAACTGTTTGGGGCTAGGTAAGTCATGGAAAGGACGGGCGAGGAGCGGCTAGGAACGGTCGGGAGGGGTAAGGCAACCATTCCATGGTGAGATCGTTTCAATCCATGGGATCTAGTTATGGCGGGGAGTAGTGTGGAGGGCAGAGGAGCGGAACGGCAAGGTTAGGCAGGGGCCCACACGGGCATGTGGTATGATGACGGAAAGGGAATAAAGACAAATGAAAACCGACAAACCATCCCCCTTTGTTATATTTGGTTTGAGGTGTTGAAAATGGCTAGTGTGTTTCAAGCGAGGATGGCCCTAAAAATATTAGCCCGTAATCTGACCCATGTGGAATGGGAACGGCATGATGACCGGGTGGTTTGTCGGGTTACGTTCAATGATAGAAAGCACTGGTTGTCTGCAATGCTTGGGATTACGAAACATCAGATTCCAGTTTGTTATCAGGGGATGGCAACGATTGAGCAAAAAGAAGCTCATAGCATTTCAATCATCATGGATGTTGCTGAGATGGTAGACGACCCAATTTTGTGCCCGCTGATTCCGTCTGAGAACAAGGGTGGCAAACAGTGAGGTGTTTTGTCCCATTGCTGGCCTGCCTTGTCGCTGCATGTGGGGCAGAAGTTGAACCCAACTTTGTCTATGGTGGGGATGATGACCCCAGCCCGGATGGTGGTAAACGTAGGGGCAAGATTGATGACGATACTGGTTCAGGCGATATTGATACAGAATCAGACAGTCAGGTGGACACTGGCAAAGGGTGGGATACAGACACACACCAGATTGATACCGGTTCAGATGAACCAGACAGTGATACCCAGATAGATTATCAGGACAGTGAGACAGCATCTGGCCCGGATACTGCCACAGACCAAGACACTGAGATGTTCGACACAGACACAGGCTCAGACATCGATACAGGCCCCCCTGTGGATGATGGTTGTGAACCACCTATTGAGGATGGTTTGAATCTGAGTTGTTCTGATGTCTGCCACCCTCAATGGCCCGTTGCCCAATATGGTGCCGATGCCCTTTGCAGCACTTTGACTGATTTTAAATGTAGCTACAACACCATGTATCTTGCTGACAATATGAAGATGAATCTCCTTTTGCCTTCAACGGATTCAGACCAATCCCAGAATTGTGACTGCCATGATGGTGGGATTATCAAACAGCGGTGGCAATCAACCTTGTCCCCTGGCCATTGCTACAAGGTCGAAACATCAGGCAGCCGGAAGGCTACAACCATCGGTGATAGTTGCTCAGAAGACATCGAAGATTTGCCCAATTGCACCATAATCAAGGCATGGGGCAACACAGTACTGACCATCCTAGCAGGTGAATCAGAGCCCTATGGATGGGTGAAAATCAGCCCTGCTGACCTCGACGGTGAAGCCTGCCCCCTATCGTGTTGATAAATACCGTTTAGACATAGATATTTTGGTGTTAGTATTGCCCCATGATTATCGTGGGATTACCGTCGACTCTCAGCCCGCTTGGCCAATCCTTCACATCCCCGTCTGCTTTGGGGCCACCCTCTACACTGTTAGCAGATAATATTGACCCTGAAACACATGACTATAATAGTCTGACCACAGGGATTGACCCAATAGATTCACAGGTTTTGACAGCGTTGTCTGTAATCAGGGGGTCTGGTGCAGCCGTTGAGGATACTGGAAACAAGTTTGCAGACATTCGAAAAATCACCAAATCCGTTAGGACTGAAATAGACACAGAAGTGAGAACAACACTTGGCCGTTTAATCAGCGCTGGTGACATTCGTTTTGATGGAACAATCTTTGATTTTATCGATGATGGTAATCAGGCAGTGAATATCAGAATCCAGTGGGTTAATCTTCGCTCAGGAACCGGTGCTGTAACTGGCGTTAACGGGATAATATAGGAATACAATGGTCACAACACCAGACGAACGAAAATTTGTTGTCTTCCAACGGGGTGAAGTCCGAGATGACATTATCCTTTTGTATTTCAGGAATGCACTTCGGAGTCTGATTAATCCAGAAACAAAGATTGGATTCACCGAAGATGAAATCTTTTTAGCAACCCAGCCCGGTTCTAGGTTCTACATTGAGGCAGATGCAATTGATTTGTATGGTCAGGCCATGCAATCACGTGGTTTGTTTTTCGTATCACAAACCAGACCCACCACATCCAGCACTTCATTTTTGGAAGGCCAACACGGGCCACTTTGGTTGGGCGATGATAGCCGGTTGGGTGCAGTTGGGGCCAGTGGGACAGTTGATGCACCTGCAACGGCTGGGTCTATCTTTGTGGGCTCTACAACCATACCCAGTGCAACGGCTGCAATTGCAACTGACCCCAATGGGCTACGTTATCAAGTGCTGCAAACGGTGGCCACACCTGCCAGTGGTACAGCTGCATTGACCATGAAGGGAATTGATACAGGTACTGTGACCAATGTAGACAGTGGAACGATTCTCACTTGGAGCGCAAACTTCCCCTTGGGGGCTGACCCAGAAGCATCAACCAGCGCTGTCTTTGATGGTGGTTTCGACAAAGAGACGGATCAAGAATGGTCTGAGCGCATTGAAGACAGAATGCGAAATAGGCCAGCATCTGGAAACAATGCACACTTTGAGGCATGGGCTAGGCAGGCATCAGTTGCTGTTGAGTCTGCTTTTGTTTATGCAACAGGCTTGAACGCTGGCAGTGTGGTTGTGGCAATCTTGGAAAAAAGGGGGCTGGCAGAAACAGGGCCTATATCACGTCAAGATGTATCTGTTGGAACCTTGACCGATGTGACCACATTCTTGACCCCACCAGCATCACCAGTTGTTCCAGAGCATGTTTTTGTGATTGTGGTGAAAGCCAATTCTCAGCCTTCCGATTTGGCCATTAGGGTTGCGATGAATAAAGGCACATCAGGCGGTTGGGCAGATTCCACACCATGGCCTGGGTACACTGTGCTTTTCCCAGAAGCCAAGGTCACAAGTGTCACCAGTACAACGCTATTTGATGTGACAACTGATGATGATTTGCCAGGTGGTGCTTCTCTCTTGACTGGTGTTGATGCCCCATCGTTGATGGTTTGGAACGATGTAACATCCAGATTCATTGAATTAGATGTCAATCAGATCTCAAAGACTGGCAACGTTGCAACGGTCACTTTGAATACTGCACCATCTGTAGCAATCGCAGTAGACGACAGAATCTCACCATACACTGACCAAAATCTTTTGATTGCTGAGACGGTTGCTGATTATTTCGATGAATTGGGGCCAGGTGAAGTTGTAGATTTGGACACAGACCACAGGGCAGTCAGGGCTTTCAGGTTCCCAACCCCGTCTGTCAAATACCCCAGCCGTGCTGGGCAGGTGGTTGTGACTCGATTGATTGATGCCTTGGGCGGTATCAGTACAGATGCAACGTTGGAACGGATTTCAAGAAACAGTCCTGATTTGCCAACTGATATAACCGATGGGCCAAACATTGTGACCCTTGGTGAACTAAATATTTTCTCGCTGTAAGGAGCACTAATTATGGGTGGTTTCCCAACACGAACAAACAGAGCTGGATTCGGTCCATCGATGGAAAATGAAAGCCCGGTGAACAACCCCAAACGTGAGTTGTCAGGGCCACAAATGAATATCAACTTTTGGAATCTGGCCGGTTGTGGGCTGGTGATTCCCAAGGCTGTTTTTCGCTGTACCATTTCAGCTACGACAATCACCACGGCTAACCAGTTGTGGGCGTTTGACCCAGACAGTTCACAGTCTACTTTGACAATGACCTATCAACAGGCTGGGCATTACAACTTTGTGTTTGCTTCTCAGTATCCAGATGAGATGGCAACTGACATCAATCTCAGCCTGATTGGTGGGATGGCTTCACACTCCAACCTTGTGACGTATTCCAGCACCCATGACGGTGGCAACAATGTTGCTGTACTTACTGACAGCACACAGGCATGGACAGTCAACGCGTTGGTGGGTCAGATTGTATATAACGTTACAGATGGCAGTTCATCGACAATCACAGCCAATACTGCAACCACTGTGACTGGTGTGCTCAGCGGTGGAACTGATGACGATTGGGATACTAGTGATGAATACAGAATTGGACATCTGCCAGCCAGGGGTTATGCGAGCATGACTAGCGGTTTTGTTGGTGATGTAATGTTTTTTAATACTTCAAACGCTCTAATTGATGTGCATGAATTCATGCTTTTTCTGTGGTGAGTTAAATGGGCTTAGGTGGTGGTAATCCTTTTCCGTTTGTATTGGGTGGTGGCAAGTCTCCAACCCAGCAGGCCCATGATGCTCTGAAATCAGCCGTTGGCGATGGTGGCAGCGCTGCTGATGGAACCATTGAAGCAGAATGGCGTGTTGCTAGATCCCGTGGTTTGGCTGCATCCATGGCAGATGATAGGGCTGCTGCACAGGCTTTCCCTGATACTGCAACGGATTACATCCCTGTATTCGAGGATATTCTTGGGTTGCTGGCTGTCACTGGTTTAAGTGAGCAAGAGAGACGGGATAACATCACAAGCCGGTGGGCTAGTGCTGTCGATGCAACCGGTGATTCAATTGAAGATGAGTTGCAAGAGATAGACCCACGGTTTAGCGTTCTATCCTTTGGAGATACCACCACTGCTGTCACTGCCTACGGTAGAGCCTTTGAGGATTTTGACACAACTAGTTCATCTGCATCTGGCCCTGCTTTTGACATAGGTTTCAAGCATACAAATCTGCCCAACTTCTCACATCGTTACACTGTGCTGGTTGAGTTTGCCATCACCGCTGGTGTTATCAGCGAGAATGAAAAACGGCTGCTAAATGAAGCAAAGGATTTGCTCAATCGGGCGTTGCCTGCCTGGGTTGGATTCATGATTGTTACTGACACGGCTGGTGGTTTCATTCTGGACACCAGCCTTTTGGATATAGGAGCGTTCAACCCATGACAGAATCATGTGCAACTTCAACAATCGCAATGTCTGCCTATAACGTTATGGCTGTGACCGGTGGTGATGGTGTGGACAAGGTTGATTTGTTGCAACGTCTCATCACCTTGCAGCATCCAGATTTGGGACTTGAGCAATTAGAAAATGCTTTGGATTCACTGACAGAGCGCAATCTGATTAAAGAAGCTGACAGCAGGTTCAAAGTGAAGGATGCCAAGAGACGGGTGATTGTGAACAGAAGCTTGAAAGACGTTGAAGTTGATGAGGATGGGAATGTTTCAGGGGGTTGGACCGGTTGGAAAATTAAGGATCATGCTTTGGGATTGATTCCCATTGAATCGAGGTAATCAGAAATGACATTTGCAAGAGTCAACCCGGCTGGATGGGCATTGTTCGAAGTTTTGACATCGGCCCAAATGAATTCATTAGACATCAACATGACACAGGCAGTTGATGGTGAGGGTGGTGGGACGTATACGCCAGCAACACAAATTCACTTGGATGGAAGTGCAACGGCTGGATTGGATACAGTCAAAGTCACAGGCGGCGACCATACCAGCAGCGATGGCGGTGCTGGTATCAGTGTTGATGGTGGTGACACCACTGGTGCAGGTGACCAAGGTGGGTTTGGAATAGCTGCAACCGGTGGTGATTCTGCAACTGGTGTTGGTGGATGGGGGATGAATTCTATTGGTGGTGCTGTTACGGGTGCTGGCGATCAAGGTGGGGTTGGGCTTGATACAAAGGGTGGAGATGCTGCTAGCGGCGCCACCAAGGGCGGCGAAGGCATCATCTCCCAGGGTGGTGATTCTGTATCTGATGACGGTGGCCATGGTATTGATTCAACCGGTGGTGACACAGCAGATGCTGCTGGTGTTCCTGGCACGGGTGGCGATTTTACAGGTGGCGCGAATACCAACACCAATATTGGCTGGTTTGGCGTAGTAGCAACGGGTGGTGCTGGTAGTTCAATTGCAGGAACTGGCGCTAGTTTGAATGGTGCCGTTGGTACCATTTGCGGTGCTGGTGGTCAAGGTAGAGGTGGTGATGCAACAGGGGCCAACACTGGTGGGTCTGGTTTGGCCGGTGTTGGTGGCGACTCAGTAAGCGGTTCTGCTGGTGATGCTTTTTTTGGAACTGGTGGTGATACGTCTGGCGCTGCTGGGGATGGTGTTCAGGTTACCGGTGGTGTCAGTAGCGCTGGCCAATGTGGGCATGGTGCAAGGGCAACCGGTGGAACTGCATCTTCTGGTTCTGCAACAAACGGTTCTGGTGGTGTTCTCAACGGTGGTGGTGGTGCTTTTTCAACCGGTGGCTCAGGTGTCATTGCAACCGGTGGATATTCTACAGGAACCACCAACAATGGTGGAACCGGTGCAACCATAACCGGTGGTGATTCTAGCAATGCAGGAGGTAGTGCAACCGGCGGAACTGGCATTAGTGTATTCGGTGGGAATGCAGACGGTTCTGGTGATGGTGGAATTGCAATCATTGCAACGGGTGGTGCTGGTTCTGGTTCTGGTGTTGACGTAGTAGCGGCTAGGTTTACAGGTGGTTCCGATGCAGCAACAATCAGACTTTTTCCAAGGGCTGGAAACCCATCTGGTGTGCTCAATAATGGTGACATGTGGGTCAATTCGGTCACAAATAAATTGATGGTTTATCTCAATGGTGGGATTGAAACGGTAACATCAACCTAATGCCCAACTTTGATGCCAAAGTCAGAATTGATTACCAAGACATCCAGGGCCTTGCTCTGGATTGTCGCCAGGGTGATATTCCAAAGATTTCAGGAACACATGACGGGATTGGTGGGGTTGCTATCTTGTCTGATTCAACGGCTGCATTCACAACCGGTGAATTGATTGGGCAACTGGTATTCAATGACACTGATGGTTCATCTGGTACGGTTACGGCCAACACCCCCACAACTGTCACAGCAACCCTTTCAGGTGGTACCAATAACTATTGGAGCGTTGCAGATGCCTATCACATCACAGTGCCCAACTGGGAATGGATAAATAGAGCACCTGCAAACAAGCCTCAGACTGCATTGACCCAAGGGTCACACAATGGACCGGCCAATAACGCTGTGTTGATTGATACAGGCCAATCCTGGATTGTGAATCAGTGGGTTAACGAGGTTGTCTATAACGATACAGATGGCAGCCTTGGTGTCATCACCGCAAACAGTGCAACGTCTGTCACTGCAACGCTGTTGGGTGGTGCTGAGAATGATTGGGATGTGAGCGATGAATACCACATTGCAACCCCCCGGTTTGGCAATCCTTTCCAATCTACCCCGTCCAAGGTGCCAGAAAGTGTGATTGTGTCTGGGTTGAACGCTCTACGGTTTACGATAGCAGACCAAAGTCACTTGGTAATTCCGTTGGATGATTCCTCTATTGATTACAAGGGTTGGAACTTTGCTGTTGATTATGCAACGGTTGGTTCTGCTGCAAGTGACCAAACCCTGCTTGGTTTTCCGAATCTTGAACTGATGGCCGAAGATTCATCTGGTGACAAAGCTTATCGTCATGGTGGAACCACCCAAAGTGATGCAGGTGCAATGACTGCTGGTGAATGGCTGTTTCTATTAGATGGTGGGGATGTCTATCAGAACGGTGTATCGATTTACAGCGGTACTGATTCAAACCAATCAATTGATTCATCTGCCACGGCTGGATACATCGGAAGTTCAGACGGTGCTTCTGATTTCTTAGGTGGTGATATTCGAGCGGTCCAGATTTGGGGGCGTGCTGTTTCGCCCTTAGAGATTGATTTTGCTTTCAAGACTTTGAGCGAGGAAACAGATCATTCTGTAAACGGTCAGGCCACGATGTCAGTTCAGAACTGGACTGATGACACATCTTCAACGTTTGGCCCTAGAATCAATCCAACTGGCAACGCTCAGCACAAGTTCATCATGGTCAAATTCCCAGCGGGAACACAGAAAAGAGTACAGATTGCAGCTACCGTTGATAACTTTGTTGTGCCTGATACTGCTTTGGGTGGCGATCTGTTTACGTTGATACCGATTGAATCACCCACTGCAACACCACACGTGGTTTCAGCTGCTGGTTGGAGCGCTGTTCAGGATGTCTTTATCAAGCAAGAGGGACACTACACTTTGTTGCTGTCTCGGACTGATGGTGGGTCTATTGTGATTCACATCGATGCACAGGAATTGTAGCCAATGGCCACTACTACAATAGACAAGATTTCACCATTCGATTTGGGAGAAGACAAGTTTGATTTGGAATTGAATTCCAGCAGTCAGACGTTGGCTGGCCTGCCTGTGTGGATTGACATTGGATACACTCAGGTTCCCCAAAGCGGTTTGGTTTTTCCTTTGGAATTGATTGTGCAGCCTGCCTTTGGTGATGGTGGTGTTGAAGGTGGATATATCAGGGAAAAATACACCAGAACTGCCCCCAGTTCATACATGTTCATTCCCCCAAGTGCTGGCCGGTATCTCATAGTTCTCAAAGAACTTTTTCATAATCGTTGGCAGGGTAGGTTGGTGGTAACGGTATCGGGAGACGAATTCAGCCGAGTAGACACACTGGCGAGGACATAATGGCAACAGTAAATACAGCAAAATTCACGATCAATGCTACCGCTAGTGAGGATGGAGACGGCAACAGGCAGTTTGAGGGAACCAACAGCCAGACCTTGACGCTGACTCTTGAAGTGGACCCGGCTCCCGTTCTGTCGGTTACATATTCTGTCTATGATTCGACCATCTCAACGTCTCCATTGGCCAGCAAGGATGCGCCTTTGCTCACCTTTGATGGGTCCAGTGCGTCCAGTGAGACGCCAGGCGGTGTCAATGATGACGTGACGATTGATTTGCCTGCAACGGGTGCACATTCGTATCTGATTGAATGTCAGACTTCGACCCCCGAGGGGTCACACACTTTCATTCGTGGCGTGTTTGTTCCTGAAACCACCACCACACCAGACACTAGAAAAACGGTTCCCGGTGAGACGAGTGAATTCCTGGCCCGTGGTTTTTCAGATGTTTTGAATGACATGGTTGGGGCTGCACAGGGTTCTGGTTCAAGGCGTAGAGCGGTAATTGATTTTGTTGTTAATACGTCTGCACCACCCACTGAGGTTTTGGGTGATAGGTATATGCTAGATAATACCGGGGCATCCCATGCTGACTGGGACGGTGCATCTGGTAATGACTTGGTTGAATTCAACGGAACCACTTGGGATGCTGAGACACCCGAGGAAGGCTGGGTTGCGTTTGTCGATACTGATCCGGTTGCATCCGGTGGTGGTGCTGGTAGCAAGGATTATCAATTTGTAGATGACGGGACTCCCGTTTGGCAGGTTGCATCATCGTCCGCACCCGTTGATAGCGTGTTTAGTCGGACTGGCGTTGTGGTCGCTGCGACCAATGACTACACCTGGGCACAGGTGAACAAGGCAACGTCTGACATTGCTGACATCACCACCAAATCACACACAGATTTGACTGACATTGGCAGCAATGCACACTCTGTCATTGATACACACCTTGGCAGCAGTTCAAACCCACACACCACCACGTTGGATTTGGCCTATGATGGTGGGGCATCTGTCACTGTCGACGCAGCCGAAATTGATTTAACAGTTCCTGCTGCATCTGGTAACAGCGCTCTCAATATCGTCAACAGTGATGTGACTTCATTCTTGCCAGCGGTGAAGATTAAGCAGAACGAATCAAACATTGGATCTGGACCATTCACAATTGCATGGGCTCAAGAATTTGTAACTCCCACAGGGACACCATTTTCATTTTTCGGTGGTGCTGATCACAACGTCAACTTTATGATCACCAATTCCACGTCCACCGATTTGAGCGCGGCGGGGATGCAGGCATTTTCCAGCGGAACCGGGAACATTACACTGCTGCACCATTCCGAGGCCTCGAACATCAGCGCAGTCGCAAAAGTGCAGATCTCGGCAAATCATACCGGCGATGGTGATGCAGAGACAAACATATATTCTCTCTCAACCGAGGCCACAAAAGCAAATGACGACTCAATAACCCGGGTTGACTCATCAAAGGAAATCGGGATCGGAACCAGATCGACTGGGTTATGGAATCGGGCCAACGTCAACATTGCAACTGCTGGATCGTCTAGGGTTGTTTTAATCGGTTCTACTGCCAGTGGGGTTGTCGCATCGTTAGATCTGAAATCAGACGGCGATATGAAAATCGACACAAACACAGGTGAGATTGGCATCGGTACCAACGCCAGTTTTAATTCTGACATCTCGATTGGTACCGCTGGCGCTGGTGGTGGGCGAGCGATCGCGATCGGAACGTCTGGCGCTGGCGTGGTTACATCGGTCGACATCGATGCGGACGGGGATGTCACGCTGTCATCGACCACCGGAAACGCCACAAACGTCAACGGCGGAACGGACCTGAACCTGGGCTCCGGTGCGGGTTCGATTTTCCTGACCCCTTCGATCGTCACCCGTCAATCGGTATCGGCTCCTGGCTTGATCGGTGGGTCGACCCCCCCGAGCCTCTTGTATATCGATCAATTTGCCGGGTTTGAATTCGACGCCGATGCCGAAAGCGCACACGGAAGTTTCAGGATCCCCGAATCATACGACGGCACAACGGATCTTGCCCTTGAGATGGAGTGGATGGCGGATCCAGGTACAGCACTGGCCGACACCGAAACGGTAAAATGGGATGTCTCCTACCGTTCGGTCGCCGATGGCGAAGCTGCAGACGCTGGAACCGTGGCCACGGCCACGGCCACCACCACCCAGACGGGCGCCGGCACCGACAAGGAACGATATACCACCAGCATCACAGTCCCCGCGACCACGGGAAACCAGCCAGTGGTCGCGGCTGATTTGCTGGGGTTCGAATTCGATCGCGATGTCACCGGGGACACATACGGCGCTGGGGCTGTTCTTATCCGGATCAATTTGGTCCACACTTGCAACCGGATTCCAACCCACTGATAGTCTCATCATTGTTGCTGCATTACAGTCTCACTGTTCAATCCATTTGCACAACCATTTCAAAGACAGATATAATGCAGGTATTAGATGTGGGGACCACACCCATATCAACAAAGGAGATTTGAAAATGCGAGTTGCTATTATCCTTTTGATTGTTTCGCTCAGCGTATCCAGTTGCGCTGGATTCAAGAATGTAGTCAGGAACATCAATGATGCAGCTGTTGTTCTTTGCAATCTGTTTGCAGCTGAGCAAAGCGAGAAATCATTGCAGGGGCTGAGCCCGAAAGACTTCTGTGCAATTCCCGAAAATATCGCGCCATTTCTCAGGCAGGCACAAGCGATGGAAACCAGCCAGGAAACTTTGGGTGCATTCAATGGAGACGGAACGGATAACGGTACAGAATAATGGCTGGTTATTTTGCTAGACGGAATCGCCGCAAATCAGGATGGAAAAAGAATCCGATTGATGGACGTGACTTGTCATTTTTGCAGATGGGGCTTGGTGATAGTTCTTTGCCATCAATTCGGACTTTGCATGATGAATGTAAGGTGATGACCCAGCGTTCCACATCTTCATGTGTGGCTCATTCGGTGGCATCCTCAATCTACATTAGAGAAGTTCTGGCAGGCCTTGATCCAATCAATGTCAGTCGGTTGTTCATCTATTACAATGCCAGGCGGTTTTCTAATCGCTTTGTGTTCGATACGGGGACACACATCCGTGATGCAGTCAAAGGTGTGGTCAAGTTTGGTGTTCCTGATGAAAAGCATTGGAGGTTTTCCACCAATCCAGGACGGGTGAATCTCAGGCCTGGATGGAAGCCTTACATGATGGGCAACCCAAGAAAGCATGGGAAATATTATCGTATATTTGAGACGGGTGATGAGCGCTGTGAAGCTATCAAGCGGGCCATCTGTGATGGACATCCTGTGATATTTGGAACGCCCATTGATAAGGATTTCATCCGAAACGGTGGCCCGTCTGTTATTGAGAAGCCAGCCACTGGTTCCAAGATAGTTGGTGGGCATGCCATGACCATCATTGGATACAAAGAGACAAAGGATGGTTTGTTGTTTGAAATCCTCAACTCTTGGGGTGCTGACTGGCGAGATGGTGGCTTTGCCTTTCTGACAGATGACTTTATCAAGTGGTACAATTGCGTGGATTTCACCATCATGGATGGCTGGGACAGGATTGCATCGGTATGACTAGAGAAAATATTTTCATGGTGTTGCTGTCTGTTGCTGCTGTTCTTTTTGCAATTGTCATTTTTCTAACTGCTACAGGTTGCGCTGGTGCTCTTGACCCATATGAGCCAGGCCCCCCAAGGGTTAGGGATGCTGGCGGTGCTGACCTTTGCCAAGCTGCTTGCGATAGTTTGGCGCGGTTGAAATGTGATGGTTGGGATGGTTCACCTGGCAAAGATGAAGTGTTTGGAACCAAAGATGATGTGTCTTGTACTTTTGTTTGTGTGGACATCATGGATGAATCGACGGCAAACTTATACACCGCTTGCACGGCTCAGGCTGAATCGTGTGATGAGATTGACGACTGCTTTGATGAATCATTAGGTTATAACTGAGATGGCTATTATCCCCAACGGCAATCCCGATGAATGGCGCAAGATATTAAGACATGGAAACATGGGGGCAGATGTTGCTGGTTGGCAAACAGTGCTCATTGATGACAAGTGCAAGCTAGATGACATCGTTGGTGCCTTTGGTGATTCAACCCACAATGCAACCCTAGACTATCAACGGGCTAGGGACTTAGATGCTGATGGGCTGGTGGGGCCAGGTACCCGTGGGTCGATTGGTACCAATAGAATAGTCAGAACAGAGCCACTGTTTGATCTAAGCAATATCCCATTTGTTCAGGCTGAGAATTACACAAAGCACGTAACGAGAGAAACGGTTGATTGGATTGTGATTCATTGCATGCAGGGGCCTGAAACATCCACAAGGGCTGAGAAGTGTGCAGCCTATTTTGCTGGGCAACGGGGCAAAGCTCCAAAAGCCAGCGCTCATTATTGTGTTGATGTGGATTCAATCGTTCAGTGTGTGAGAGAAGACAAAGTGGCTTGGCATGCACCCAAGGCCAACCGCTATGGAATCGGAATTGAACACGGTGGATTTGCCAGGCAAACCAAAGACCAATGGCTTGATGAATATGGTGTTGCAATGCTGACACTGAGCGCCAAATTGGTTGCAAAGATTTGCAGAACTTGGGCAATCCCCCCTGAATTTGTCGATGCTGGTGGGTTGCGTGCTGGCATCCGAGGTGTCACCACCCATGCAGCTGTAACAGAAGCTTTTGAAGTTGGAACACATTGGGATCCCGGTAAGGGTTTTCCAATGGATTGGTATCTTGAACAGGTTAGAGAGAGGATGGTTTAGCTATGTCTGAGACGGTGAATGAAGACAAGGGATCAAAGAGACCTTCAAACGCTCCGATTATCACCTTTGGAAGCAAAGGCGTTGAATTAAATTGGCGCACAATTTTAATCATTCTTGCTGTCTTGGGTGTTGGTTCTGCTGGTGGTAACTCGCTGCTGAATAATGGGCTTGGCTTGGGTGGTACCGCTGACCTATCTGAGAGTTTAGAGACCCATGTTGAAGCGCAAAAAGAGACCAATGAGATATTTGAGAAGTCCATTGGTGCGAATTCATCCACGATTGAGACCACACAGAAGAATCTGAAAAAGATTGGCAAATCCATCCAGGACTTGCAGGTTGTGCAGTTCAAGACAGACGCCAGAAATGAAGCCAGGCGAATTACCAAAGAGATTCCCAACAGGAAAGCCAGGGAAGTTAAATATGACACCATCTATGATTTGAATATGCGCCGATTGAAAAACGGTGAAGAGCCTTGTCTGACCATTAGGTGTGAATAGTTGTCAGGCAACCCAACCCAAAATAACTGTGTCACTCTGTCAGATGACCCCAGAAACCTACTGATTGAGATGCTGACACTGGCTGATGGAAACATCCTGAAAACGTCATGTTTGATGGGTGTAGCCAGATGGTCTGTGCAAAGGTGGGTCAAAAAATATAAACTTTGGCCCGTTGTCACACAGATAAGAGAAGATGCGAGAAACAGACGGATGCTCAGAAAGAAACTCGAACACAGGCGAGACCGTGAATATAACTAGATTACTTTTGTTGGCTGCTTTTTTTGTGGCTGTATCAGCCCATGGTTCCCCCCCTTATCCCCCACTGCCCCCGAAACAGTTCACCCCAGAAGCAAAGGTTCTGCTGGCTCAAAGTTGCGTTGGTGAGGCTGGCTGGAATTCCTATCAGGGGGAATGTGGGGCCATCGCTTGGATCTATGCAAAACGGGCTAAGAGGTTGAACAGAAGCCTTGCCTGGGTCATTCGTCACTATTCGGCAGCAGTGAAGCCACACAAGGGCCACAAAAGGCCTTGGCTGTTTGAACTGGATGAATCCCTCAAACGCCCCAAAAGCTGGCCTAGAGACGATTCTGGACACCTTGCTATCAAGTGGAAGGGCAGACATCGTGAGTTGTGGGCAAAGACACTGCATTTTGTTGATTCTTGGACACGTGGAATGGTTCCCGATGTAGTACCAAGGGCGGTCCATTACGGGGGAAAGATGGACACACAGCGGGCAACATCGATGGACTGCAAAAAACTCATAATTCCGGCTGGTTTCCGCAATTTCTATTGCTCGATTGCTAAGCGCTAACCCTCCTTTTTTGTTGCACCGCTTGACATTTTTCTATCCCAACGCTACAACTGCAATCAGGGGATGCAGCAAGCGCACAATATTGGGAGACAAACATTGGGCGAACCGAGATATGAAACTGACCCACAATTCAGACATTGGGTTGCGATATTCTATGGGGCAACCGGTGCTCTAGATGTAGATACAACGGACTTTTTACGCAGCCAGATTCTCGAAGTAGCCCACAAAATCGACAAACCGACCATCAAAGCCATAGCCATTGAGCTTGGGGTTGGACGTGTCCGATTATCCAGGATGATTGAATCCTTGGGAATCGCTCAAAACATTCATGATGCCAAGATAGCAGCCAGGAAAAAGTTGGTTCTGGCCAGAAAGATGGTCAAGTGACTGCGTTTATCATTATCGGTGGGGCCTTTGTAGTCTTCATCGTGACAGTAGGGATAGCATTTTATGACCTTGCAAAGGGGCAGGGTCAAAGCAAAGGGGTTTACCATGACAGCAATCGCACATCACTTTGGTGATCTTCTCTCTCAGAAGATTGATTTTAGCCAATTCTTCCACAGAACCAATGGGTATTGGCGAAGAATGGCAGACAATCTAATCAAATACATGGGCGTTCCATTGGGCGTGGATTTGGAAGATGTTGAACAGGAAATCAAACTCAACGTTGCCCGGTTCATTCCCAAGTGGGACAGCACAAGGGGCATGGCTCTGGATGTGTTTGTTACGCGATACGCCAACCAATACACAAAGCGCTGGTATCGTTCACAGTTCTCCAACAAAAAAGGGGTGGAAGTTATCCAGACGGTTGAAGATGAGTCACTGTTTGAACTGATGTCCAATCTGAATAAAGAGGATGAACCGTTCCAAGAAAGGGTGATTGGTATCATGCAAATTGTGGGCAAAACCAAAACGAATCGCAAGATGCTTGAACAACTAGTCAAGGGGGCAACGGTCAAGGAAATCAGCGATGATGCTGGTTGCCATCCCCAGACAACCAGAAACAAACTGGTTGCCATGGCTGGCAGGTTTTCAGCATGAGCTTCACAGATGAAATGGTTTGTGGAATCAAGTTGGTGGAAGTCAAAGAGGATGTTTTGCGAGACCATATGCGGTCCAAGGGGATACCCACTGAGGATAAGCTGCCTGCCTTGGTACGGATGCTCCATGAATATTATGATTCGTTAGATACGCCAGAATTGGACCTAGCCCAGTGTGATGTTTGCAACGGTATCTCAGACGCAATTCTTGATTGTTGCCCTTTCTGTGGTGACAACGATGGGGTGTTTTATGGGGCTATTCTTTCTGGCGATGAATCCACAGATTCTGAGATACCAGACCCAGATGATTCAAAGATGGAAATCTTCAAACAACCGCTCAAAGAGGTGTTGGATCCAACCGATGATGATGCTGATTCTGAGGCGGGTGAACCTGATGAGGCCATGGGTGCTCTGGTGGGTTTGCAACTCTATAAAGAAGCTGACCTAGACAAAGCTTTGGAAGCCATAGGAAGGGACGGCAAACGGCTTGCTGAGTCGCTGAGACTGTCAGGGGTGCATACCTATCATGTGGCAGAAGAGTTGGACAACATAGCAAACAAAAAACTGTGGAAGCTGAGAACAAAGGACGGCAAACAGGCCTATGAAACCATCCAGGATTTCTGTGTTGAAGAGTTGAAAATATCATATGGTCACATGACCAAACTTCGGCAAATCGTGCAGAATTTCAAGTTGGAGGAATTCACCGAATATGGAATCACCCGTCTGGGCTACGCTCTAAAGGTACCAGCACCCAACCGGACTTTGTTTCTCCAAGAGACCAAAGAATTGCCCACCACATCAGCCAGTCAAAAGGGCGGTGGTCAAATGTCAGAAGCGGTGAAAAGCTGGCGAGCAAGGGTGGGTCATGACCCCCCCAGAGCGGTTACGCCCAAGGGTGAAATCTTCACAACCAATCTGCCCCCGGTTGTTCCCCCGGAAGGCAGAACCAGACAGTTGCCACCAAGAAAAGGCAAAGACCCCAAGGTGGTAGCAATCATCCCAGGGCTTAGGACGGTTGGAATGTGGAAAAGACCCAAGGTGCTCGATGTTCACGCACAAGAGGAAACCATCCCTGCCCAAAGTCTGAGAGATGACCCTTGGTGCAAGTTGGAACTGGCCCAAGATATGGATATGAGAATCAACATCACACACAATCCAGAGGGCGAATTAGTTTGTGTGGTTGACCTCAGACCGAAAAAACCACAAAATGGTGTTTGATTCTAATCGCTTGGCTGGGGGGCTGGCGCGACATTGGCCAACATTCTTACCGGCCATTCAACATCTTATCTGCTACGAATCTAGTCACGCGGTTAGGGTTTCCCACGGTTTTGGGGATTGTTTGTTATGGTTGTAGTGTGGAAATTGTATCAACAAAAGGGGAAGTCATGAGCGAAAGACAGTGTCCGATTTGTTTGGGGTGGAAAAATGTGCAGGGCGAGGGCTGCGTCGATTGTCGGGGGGCGCTATCGTTTGAATTGCGAAATTTTCTTGCACATCTACGGGTCGACAAAAGCTGCTGGATTTTCGACCATTGCGGTCATTGGGCGAAGTGGACATATAAGACGGAGATAGTGAAGCGAGAGTATGAAGAGGAAGACGAATGACTGCAACTGTGTTCGAACGTTCTTCGATGATGCTTCTTGGGATAATTGTTGGGATGGGCATAGGAGTAGGTATCGGTATTGCCATTGGCAGACAAATGGGGGTCGAGGCATCTTTTGACACCAAGATCGAGCTGAAGGAGTGTACGGAGAAACTCCAAGAGTGTGAACCTAAGATCGAGATATGCCTGGCGCAGGAAAGGCGACTGCACGCGTGCAACGATGTGTATTTACCTCGATGCAAGGAGGCATTGGGAAACTGCTCACGTCTTTCCGGCCATCTGGATGAATTGAAGAAGATACTTGAGGAAGCTCGCTTCCAGAGCGCAGAACAGAAGAGGAAGAATAAATGAGTGATATAGTAGGCAAAGTCGAAGATGGCAAAGTGAAAAAGCCGGATAGGTGGAACGAACGGGCACACTCTGATCATATCGCATATTTTAGAATGACGGCAACCAAAGTCACTGATGGAGAACTTGAAAGGATTTTACAATCCAGTGTTAGAAATAGTCCAGAAAAGCAAGCCGCCGCCGGTGAAGTGCTGGCCGAGCGGTATGCTGAGACGGTGGAGGTGTTCCACGCGGAAGACCACGAAGATTTCTTGCGGCTTTTTCGCATAAATTCTGTCCTATATGATGATGCTTACCTGGAAGGGGTAAGCCAGCGGGTTATAAACCCCGCATCGACCCTCGCCGCCAAAATCGTGCGCAACGAACGCCGCGCGCTGGGAGTGTGGACGTTGGATGGTGTCCCTGTTGAGGAATACGGTACCAACATTCCAGGCTTCATCGAGGCAACCCCGGGCCATGTTCCGTTTGATGATAGGAGTGGTACGTGTCTACCAATAATCGCTGAGCAATCGATGGACGAAAAGGTTGCTGCCACCCGTCAAAAGATGAAGCTGGCTAAAGAAAAAGCTGACTACGACAAAAAACCAGAGTCAGTCAAAGATGCTCTTTGGAAATACCCCCCTATAAAGTAATGACGGAAATTCCCCCACCCACAAAGGCCCAAAATGCACGGCTCAAAAGGGCCATGGACAAGGCCCAAGATGCCCTTGGTGGGCAGTATAGCGAGTTGGAAAAGGTGGTGAAGTGGGGCGTGGATGCAATTGATTTGAATGAGCGCAAGCTTGGCCGGTTTTTTCACTACATAGAAAAAAGGTGGATTATCTCCTTTGTGTTACGCAACCAGGATTACCCAGATGGGCTGGCTGACAAGATCCTAGAACTGATTGAAGCGAATGAAGATATTCTGTGTCTGAGAAAAAACAAAACACTGTAGAGCCAACCACAGAGTTGGCAAAGGATGATGAGACGGACAAGCCGAATGTTCCCGCCCGTCCCAGACCCCCAACTATCCCAGCCCATGAATCAAGGCGTAGGCGTTCAGTGATGGAATCCCTACTGGCCAACGGGGTTTCCCATGACAAGGTGATTGAGATCTTCACCAGCGGTGAGAATCTGCCAGATGGAACACCTGGCTTTGGGATGAAAGAAAGGGGGGTGCAGCAGCTTATCCAAGAGGTTTATGAGGTGTGGCAAGAGGAAGCCACCAGCCGTGCAAAGTATGACGGGCATGCAGCCCAGAAGCGACTGTTCAGGCACATTGAAGATGCCAAGGATGCCAGGGGTTGGAACGCCGTTGCAAAGTTCGAAGAATTGTTGATGAAAATTCAAGGTACAGAGGTACCAGCTGAAACACGGGTCAACATCTCAGTGGCTCTAGATGAAAATGTCATGATGGTGTTGGGCGGTCTGGATCAAGCCCACATCGTTGAACTGATTCAGTCTGAGAGAACACGTGAGTTGGCTTCCAAATCATCAATTGATGCTGAATATGAAGCACTTCCACCACACGAAGAAAAAGAATCAGAGTAGTCATTTTTTTGTGAGTTTTTTGGGGTTGGCCGTTATTGTTGTGGGTAGAGGTTGGGGATGAAAGGGGATTGTTTTTTGGAAAAAAGAGTGAAGGAATTAGTTGATGAGATGATTTCAGACATGGAGTCCAGAAGAAATCCATTCATTGATTCCATCCCTGCAATCGCAATGGCCGACATTTCCTATCTGGTCAAATGCATCGCAATAGAAAGAGCAGCGACTGAGAAATACGGACAGCTTCTCAAAAGAATAGTGACAATTCTAGAATCAAAATGACAGACCTAACCCACATCTCAATCAGCCAGTATGGGACTTGGACACGTTGCAGACAGCAATGGTTCAACCGTTATGTGTTGGGTGAAAAACTACCCCCTGGGATTGCAGCCCACATTGGCTCTGGCGTGCATGGTGGCGTTGAGTTTGATTTGAAAGATAAAGTGTTTTCTGGTGTTGATAAACCATTGGAAGATGTATTGGATGCAGCCTCAACTTCATATGATGAGCGATTGAAAAAGGGCGGTGTTTTCTTCAATCGTGAAGATGCAACCAAGGCCCAAAAGATAATGGGGGCAGGTAAAGACCAAACCATTGCATTGACCAAAGCTTGGCATGCTGACTTGGCCCCAACGATTCAGCCGGTATTGGTTGAAAAGAAGATTGATTTTCTGCCAGATGGGTTGGATGTTCCATTGCTTGGAATCATTGATTGCCTAGATGCCAATCACGTCATTCGAGACACCAAAACAAGCAAATCGAAATGGAACCAAGCCAAGGCTGACAAGGAATTGCAGCCCCCCCTATATCGCGAGCTTGTTAAAATGGAGACGGGAAAATATCCAGACAAATTCGTGTATGATGTATTGGTCAAAACCAAAGACCCATACTGTCAGCAAATCGAGACCACCAGGGATGATGATGATTTTCGGATCTTGATTATGAAACTGAATCTGATGATTAAAGAAATCGATTCTGGCAACATTGGACCGGCTGCATCCGATGCATGGAATTGTTCCCCCAATTGGTGTGGATGGTGGGGCAGTTGTGAATGGATACCGGACAGGCTTAGGAGGTTGCCGAATGTCTAAAGAATTGAAATGGTATATTCTGGGGGTAATAGTTGGGATCGCTTCTTGCTGTATAACCTATTTCACATCAACCAGACCAGATTGGAATGAACGCCTACTAGACGTTCAACAGGAACTCTGCGTTGAGAAACGGCCAGATGGTGAAACCGAGAAGCATACAAAGATGAGGTGTGAACTTTTGCGATTGAGGCAAGACAGATGAAGAAACTCATTCGTGAAAACTGGTTACCTATTTTTTCTGTATCTATGATGATTTTGATGTTTGGTTTGTTTGCCGCCTTTGTAATAGACACCACCATCGTAGCAAAAGAAGCGAGTGACAAATTTAGAATAGAGATGGCAGAACAAAAGCTCTGCATTGCAGAACGTCCAGATACAGAAACCAAAGAACACGCCGAAGCTCGATGTGAGTTGGAGCGATTGAGGAAGGGGGAGTGATGAAAACCTACACGGACATTCCAGGAACGAAGTTGACTGTCGAGGTTGACGAGTATGAGGACAACCGAGCCAGGGTAAAACTTTTCACTTCCGACGAGTGTGTTTTGAATATCTGCCGTATGGGGTCGTTCTCTGCGTTGAATGCTGCCGCCGCCAGTCTTTGTCGAATGGTTGAGCACCTAGAAGACATGGCTAGGGATGTCGCTGAGAAGGGGGAGTGATGAAGATTGAACCAAGGATTGAAGGCGGTCTTGCGTGTTGTAGACTTGATTGTGAATCGAGCACAAAAAATGAGTGGGGTTATGGATGCTCACACGATGCGCACAACCTGTGCGCCCAGTGGTACAAATCAGAACTGCACAAGATGAGAATCAAAGCAGACGAGGCTGCGACTCTGTTGTCTACTGAATGTGATGATTGCAGAAGCGGAATAGAGTCAGAACAACTAGCCGCTGAGATAAAAGAACTCAAAAAAGAAGTCGAGAGACTAAGAAAGGGTAGCAAATGAACGACTACAAAAACATTGAGGTGGCCACCACTGACAGCCTGGCAAAGAACAAACAGGAAATGTCTATGTCCACCCCCGGTGGTTCTGGCTCTGCAATGGAAAACGTATCAGTGGCCCGTGAAGTGAGCGAAGTGCAAGCAGCGCTTGTGGTTGCTCAGCATCGACCCAGAAACGAATTGAAAGCCATTGCTTCAATCGCTAAGACTTGCGCCAGAGTTGGGTTTGCTGAAAATGCAGAGTTTGCATATAGACGTGGTGGAAACATGATCATTGGCCCAACCATCAGACTCTTGGAAGCCATTGCTACCAAATGGGGCAACCTTGATTTTGGATTCAAGGTAGTGCGACAGACCGCAACTGAGACGGAAGTTGAAGCCTATGCTTGGGACTTGGAGAACAACACAAAGGTCAGAAAGTGCTTTGCCGTTCAACACGTGAGAGAGAAGCGCGGTGGTAACGTTGCACTGACCTCAGACCGGGATAAGTATGAATTGATTGCGAACATGTCTCAGCGTAGGGTCAGGGCCTGCCTGGAGTCAATCATTCCAAGGGATGTCATTGATGAAGCACGCGAGCAATGCAAAAAAACGATGGAAAGTGGTGAAGTTCCTTTTGAGGATACAGTGAGAGATCTCACGATTGCATTTGAAAAGGTTGGTGTCACCATCGACATGTTAGAGCAAAGGTTGCAACACCCACTGTCTGCAATGGTACCGCAACAGCTGCCTGACTTGCGTTCAATATACAACTCTCTCAAAACTGGCATGGGCAAACGTGAAGACTATTTTGAGTTTTCACAGTTCTCAACTGAGGTTGCATCGGAAGAGACCAAAGGTGAACCCACAAAGGCTGAGAAGCCAAGCAAGAAAGCCAGCACCCCAAAGGAAAAGAAAAAGGATGCAGGCGGGCCGGGTGAACAAAAGGGGTTGGATTACAATGACTGACCAAGAAACACAGCACGCAATTGAATCACTGGAAAATCTATTGGACTACATGCAATGTGAGGCTGAGAAGTTCAGTGGGCAACCAGAAGCTTTTGCAAAGGCGTTAACTTCCGTGCTGGCCAAGTTTGTTGCAAAGAACATGGTTGGCATTGAAGAGAATGCGAAGCGGATTCAACAACTAGAAAAAGGAGCAAACAATGGGAAGTAATCAAATAGAAAAACTGGCAGAATTCATCATGTCGGAGGTCGATGGTGAGCCTTCTAAAAGCGAGGGGGCTGGTGATTGCGCGATAAGAATCATTAAAGATTTGACTGAGCGCATTGAAGAGTTGGAGAAGAAATAGTGTCAACTTTTTTCACAGCTGATTTACATTTGTTCCATAGGAACATATTGGATTATTGTTCCCGCACTAGACCATTTGAGAACATCGACAAAATGCACGATGCCATCAAGGATGGGTGGAATAGATATGTTGGCAAACATGATGAGGTGTGGATTCTAGGTGATTTGACGCTACTGGGTAGCGAACATCTTCAAAAGGTCGGAAACGTTGTTCAGCAATTGAATGGGAAGAAACATTTTGTAATGGGAAATCACGACCGGATGCGACCCGAACACTACAAGGATATAGGATTTGAAACGGTCCACTATCCTTATGTAACCAGTGACTACCCACATTGTAATTTGGCGCACGACCCAGCCGTTGCATCAAACATGGTGTGGAACCCAGTTTTGCTGTGTGGCCACGTCCATGACCTTTGGAAAGAAATGAAAACCGAACGCGGTCATACTATCATCAATGTTGGACTGGATGCGCGGGACTTCGAACCAGTTAGAGATGAGGACATCTATAAGATAATAGAGATGAATACTCTAAAGAAATAACCCTTGGGCGGGCCGGGTTTTTTGATTGGTCTCATCTTCCCCTGGCCCGCCCTTTTTTGAAAGGAAAGAATGATGGGAAAATCAGAAACAATGGGTCCGTATTACAGATTGCCTTTTGACTACTATCAAAAAGAGAATGTGATGAAGGCCGGTGCATTGGCTGCAATGTGCAACGAGTATTTGATGGCGGTAACTCAAGTATCCGGTGGTGGAGAAGGTTGGATTCCTAGAGGAATATGGAACGCGCCAGACATTTGGTGCTGGCTGGGGGCTGCAAGAGACCTTTTCGAAAGGGATAGATTGGAGGAATCCATGGATGCAGCAATTGAGCACAGGTTAGTAGAGATGAAAAAACATTATGGGTTCCCCATGATCCGATCAGTCACTTTCAATCTCAAGGATGATGATTAGACCTTGTGTGGGCGTGCCTGGGAGGGCAAGCCTGGGTGCGCCTACTCTTTTATTTGATTCACCATCCAATGGTGTTAGTGTGATTCTGGTTGGACACAGAAGATAAGGCTGTGTTGATGATTCAAAAAACAAACTTCCAAAATTCAAATCAAATTGTGGGTGCACCTGGGGTCTCTTATCTAGGCCCTGGGTGCACCCTCTTTTTTGGAGAAAGGGCTTGCCCATGCCTTGGTTGAAACTAGATACAGGTGTGTTCCGAAACCCAGACATTATGGATCTGATTGATGAGACGGGGGGGGTTGGCCCTTGTGTCTGGATGTTTGCATTGTGCAGCGCAAAAGAGCGGGCCAAGGGTGGTGAACTGAGTGATAAATTCTGGGATGCCAAACACATATCAAGGAATATTGCCTTCAACATCGATGAAATCAAAAAGGCAATGAAAGCATGTGAAAGGCTTGGGCTGGTTCAAATTGTCGACGGCCAGCCGTTCATTCCCAACTATGAAAAACACCAGATTGACCCAACCTCAAACGAGAGAAAACGCCGTTGGAGAGATAAGCAAAAGTCCAAAACAGCCGAAACGGACAAAAAAGAACCAAAGCCGATTGAACAGAAAGAATCGGAAAACGAAATCAAACAAAAACAAGGTGTTAGCGAGAAAGGAACTGGGACGGAACTGGGACGGAACGTCTCGTCACAGAACGGAACGGTAGAGAGTAGAAGAGACTTAAGGAGAAGAGAAGAGAGAGATCCGAAGCGCGCACATGCACCCGCGCACGAGGTAGAAGCACAACATCAAAAACAGGTACCAGAGCCCACACCCTCAAAGTCTGGAAATCTCAAACCCGAATCAGAAGAAACCAGGGATGCGATACTCAAACACTGGCCCGATGTATCCGAGGAAGACGCTAGGGTCTGGGCTGTGAGACTCAGGGCCAATCACAAGCATGTCACCAACCCAGCACCGTTGATTGCCAAGGCAGCCCAACGAAACGATATGGCCACGGCTGGCCAGCGCAAGAGACCACACCAGATTGGCCAGTATCTCGATAGTTGGTTTGGCAACGCCAAAGACAAGCCTGACAGCCATGAGGGTTTGACTGAGGGGCAGATTCACGACCGCAACATGCTCAAAGCCCGCACCGAGGAAGCCAGGGTCAATCTAAAGGGTTTTATCAACAGGCTGAAAGCCCCACTTCTCCCAGATGTCTACGGTGAAGAATTGGATAGGATTTACAACGCAGCCCATAATTTCAAGGTTGAGTTTGATGGACGGTTCCGCCGATTCATCGACAAGGCCATTGAGTTGGGCAACATCCATGTCAGCCAAACTGGGACTATCCAGTGTCAATTTGAGCGTTGCCACAAAAGCGATTTGGATAAAAAGGTTGTGGTTCCTGATGGCTTTGAGCATCCGTCCATCGAGCGAAACAAAGCAATCCGAAAAGAACAGGCCGAAAGGGAAGCCAGGGATTCAGGGATTGCAGCCCAGCCTGATGACCCAGACTTGGCCCAAAAGGTTCAGGATGCTTTGAACGAATACATCGATGCAAAGACGTTGGCCTGAACAATTATGCAATTCCGCACCAAAAGCACCCAAGAATTGGAATTCATGAGAGACCAAGCCCAGGATAAAAAACGCCAGCTGCAAAGCGACATGGACCGTTTGAAGGCCCTGACTGAGCAACTAGAGGCTGAGTTGGAGAGACGGAAAAAGGAGACACCATGAGCACGCCACACAAATGCCCGGTATGCGATGGAATGACCACGGTCAAAGGAGATGACGTTTTCACTGGTGGCCCAATCGAACAACCCTGTCCGGCCTGCAAGGGGACTGGGGTTGTGTGGGAACCAGTTATTCAATGGGAATTTGAATCAGAGCAACGAGAGGCTGAGGGGCTGGAAACACGGTTGGATGGGACAGGGATGGGGAAGTGATGTTTGATGTAGCACTGCTTTCGATTGCTATCCTTGCCTGTATTTGTTCGACGGTATTCTTCATCGGGGCGTATAGGAAAACAACAAAGACTTTCGAAATGTGGGACGAGTTGGACAGGTTGGAGCGCGAGAGAACCGGGAAGCTTGGCCCACCACCATTGTGGACATCGCTGTGATAACCCCCAGAAAATGGTGGTTGGTTGGAAAGCACAGGCTGTCCAACGCTGAATTAGAGGCTGAATTTCTAAAGGACCACTATCGCGAAACAGGGGCAGTGCCCCACATCCAATCGTCGGAAGAACGAACGGCTGAGATTGAACGCCTTTGGTCCGAGGATAACTATCGCGATCCATTGGTGGACATCGAGGCAGCGCTTAACATGGGGCCAGCCCCACCCGATTGGGATTACTGGATGGAAAGGTTGAGGTGGAAGTGATGCGCTGGCCCAATATCGCCAAATCGATACAGGATGGTCAACAGGCGCTCTATTTGGCTGAGAAGTTTCACAGTGAAGCCCCTCAAAAGTTTGGGCAGTGGTTGCACCGAGAACAGCCCAACCTGGATGGTATGTCCCCGTGGCAGATGCTGAGACTATCGAGGGGTGAGAAGCTTCTGAGAGTGGTGGAGCGGCAACTGGATGAGGGTTCGTTGTGAACGAACATGAACACCAAAAGGCTGTGTTTGAATGGGCTGGCTACATGCTTGGGCGATTTCCCGAGTTGCACACCATGCACGCAATCCCCAACGGTGGTCACAGGGATGTCAGGGTTGCCCGCAAACTCAAAGCCGAAGGGGTGAAACCAGGTGTCTCAGACATCTGCTGGCCATGCCCTAGGGGTGGATACCATGGGCTCTACCTCGAAATGAAAAAGGTGGGGGGATACCTCGACAAGGCCGGAACCCAGACCGCCTGGCTGGAATCCATGGCGGCGATGAATTACCGGGCTGTGTGTGCATGGGGTTTTGAATCTGCAATCAAGGCTTTGCAGGATTATCTGTTTTTGCCCATGTCCACAGATAAACCCATCGATGAAACTTTTTTAAAATACAAACGCAAAAAAAAGGGTGGCCCGTTATAGTTCTTTCAGCCTGCTACGGTCAATCCACTGCCCCCCACAGTCTGACCGTAGCAGGTTGTTTTTAACCTTGGGGGATGAAAGGGGTTGTCAGTGGAAAAACCAGATAAAAACGCCAGTGATGAGCGCGAGGCGATTGTGGCGTATTTGCGTAGGCAGTCACTCAACACAAGAATAGCCAATGAATCCATTCGCGAAGATACCACCAATGGGCGTTTGCGAATTACCCACAATGAGACAGCATCGAAAATTTATGATTTTGCTGCAAACGCCGTTGAGAGAGGATTTCACTGGGACTTTCCCACTGATTGATGTGACTAGTTCCGATGTAAATAGTTAGTAAATCGGGGGTTGATTGAAAGGGGTTCCAAGTGTGTGAGTTTTCAAGTCTCAAAGGTAAGATTCTGACCAAAATTGATTTGGCGGTTGGTGATGGTCAAGGGGCCTTCACTTCGGCAGACGGTACTGTGTACTCGATGTGGTACGAACAAGATTGATGTGCAAACGCTGATGTTGAAGACATCTGCGGGGATCTGGATGATCTCATAGGTTCACCGATACTGTTGGCCGAAGAAGTAAGCAATTCAGACGAGAATCCAAAGGGGGTTCCCGAGAAAGAATGGCAGGATTCATGGACTTGGACGTTCTACAAGCTGTCAACCGTCAAGGGCAGTGTGACAATTCGATGGTATGGAGAGTCAAACGGTTACTATTCGGAATCTGTTTCGTTTTGCAAGGATGGATCCCCGTGGGGGTGCAATGGCTGAATCCAGAAAGATGACCTTTGAGACGTTCCGGGGGTGGTGCGGGATGGTGCGAGCCCGCCAACATCCTTGCGGCCGGGAATGGTGGTCATGTGACCAATACGCACGGCTAGCGGTGCCCTTGCGTTTTGTGAGATGTACCCAATCCAAATGCCCAGCCTGGAAAAACTTCCGAAAAGTAAAACCATGATTCAAAAACCTTGTGCAGTGCAAAGTGTCCGAAGCGCTACCCCAGATGATAACCGGTGGGCATGGTGTCCATCGGGGCAATTCTCCAACTTTGCACTGCATGTTTTTAAACCACATCGATTGGTGTTAGGCCGTTGTGTGAGCGTTTGGCCGTGGGTTGGTTCCCTCAACCCCCTTTTCCAATCCATGGTCAACCCCAGCCCCCTGGTTTTCAAGCAGCGCACCCCCTTTCGCGTTGCCCCCGTGAAAGCCAGGGGGCGTCTTTCCCCTTTCACCAGCCTCTAATGCACGCACAAGAGCCCAGAACGCCCCCTTACAGCCCAGAAGCGGAAAAAGCCACACTGGGGGCTGTCTTTGTGGATAACGCCGTTCTAGGGGCCTTGTTGGACCTCTTAGAGCCTATGGACTTTTACGTCACTGCACACAGGCTGATGTTTGAATCCATGGTCAGAGTCTCATCACAAGGGCTGCCAACTGACCCAGTAACCGTTGGAAATGACCTCAAAGATAACGGCAATCTTGAAAAAGCCGGTGGTGTCATGGCCATCTCAGAATTGATGGATGCAGTGGCAGTGACTGCAAACGTTGAGCATTATGCTGCAATCGTGCGAGAAAAGGCTGCAATCAGGCGAGTAATATCAACCAGCCAATCCCTGGCAGCCGAGGGTCTAGCTGGGGTTGATGATGTTACAGATTATTTGGATGCAGCAGAACGGGCGATCCATGATGCCACCAACACCAAGCAATCAACGGATTATGTCAGCTTTGCACAATCTGCCCCCGATGTATTCAAGTCTGTAGAACAGGCCTGCCAACGTGGGGATAGGATGTCTGGCCACACTTCTGGATTTGATGAAATCGACAAGATGACAAACGGATTCAGAAAAGGGGAACTGATTATCGTTGCTGGCCGTCCTGCCATGGGCAAAACCACCCTTGGGGTCAACATTGCAACTAATCTCACTCAGCAGACAGGGAAAGCATCCATTGTTTTCAGTCTGGAAATGGGACGTGAAGAGCTAGTTAAAAGGGTCATGTGCTCTGAGGGGGGAATAAACGCCCAAAACATGAGATCAAATAATCTCAGCCCAGACGACATGAGAAAAATGGTCAAAGTCACAGCAGAAGTCTCACAACACCCAATATACTTTTTCGATAAATCCCCAATGACCCCATATGACATCCGCTCAAAATCTCGAAGATTGGCCAAGGATCATGATTTGGGGGTGATTGTGGTGGATTATCTCCAACTGATGAGTAGCAGGCAAACCAAGGGTGGGGGGCGTCAAATCAGCAACCGTGAACAAGAGATTGCAGACATTTCCCGTTCAATGAAATCCCTGGCCAAAGAGTTAGAAGTCCCAGTCATTGCCCTATCTCAACTCAATCGGGGCCTCGAAAGCAGACCCGACAAACGCCCCAAGATGTCAGATTTGAGAGAATCAGGGGCAATTGAACAAGATGCTGACCTAATCATGTTTGTGTATCGTGATGAGGTATACCATCCAGACACTGACAGTGAAGGGATTGCAGAAATCATCATTGCAAAACAGCGCTCTGGCCCCATTGGGACGGTCAAACTCAAATTTTGGGGTCAATACAACCGGTTTGATAATCTGGCAGAGCAACCAAGCCAGCCGAATTACCCCCCGGAAAATCCAAGGGATGGATACTAGGAAAGAATTCAACAATGAGCGATTCAATCACAAATTCATGGATGCAAAGAGCCCTGGCAGCAGAACGCGAAATCGAACGGATGGATTATGATTACGTTCGATTGAAAAATGAGAATGATGCTGTGCTGGCTGAAATGACCCTTCGATGTTTCCAGTTGGATGAACTGAGAACCAGGCTGGAAGATTGTGAAAAGGATGCTGCTAGGTTCAGGGAAACCATCAAGTCTCTCAAAAAGAGATGACTTTTTTGTTCAGGGATGCAACAAAAAACGGACGGGTTGTTATAGTTGGTTTAGGGTAGATGATGAAAGGGAACCTGTGAGCAAATCAAAACTCGATGATGTTATTCAGGTATCAATTCCAACCAGAACGAAACCGATGAGGTTCGACAACGAACAATACAACGAGGCCTACGGTTTCTACAAAACTGCGAATATGCCTCATCGGATTCTGGATTACCTGTCCAAGAGTCGCGACAACGTAGAGTGGGCAGCAGCGGCTTACGACGTCCTGATGGGTTTGAAACCGAGAACAGGCGATGAATAACGGTCACAAAATACGGTTGGTGGGGGTTAGGCCGGGGCCCATGTTTACCTTTGAAAACAGTTGGGATCCAAAAAAACAGGCAGAAAATCGGAAACTATTTCGAGAATGGATGGATGAAATGGGCGAAGAAGTGTTGGATGGAAAATATGTGACGATTGAAAAATCGGCAGTAGAACGACTTTTCGGTGAATGGAAGGATGACAATCTCCCAGAGGGGGTGATTGCTGTTCTGGTGGTGGGTGGTTCCCTTCGAGGCCCCATTGCAAAACTGCTGTTCAAGTTGGCCATGGTGTTACTCAAACGGGCTGCCAAGAAATCAGGCAGTGGCGTGGATATTTTCGAATAATGGCTTTTGCAATTCTCCCCAGATTGATTTTGCATTGTGGGGTGGAATCGTGCGGAATGTGCGATTTCCTAGGGGTTTTAGAACCTCGATGCTATCTGTTTGGTGAAGAATTAAAGTCAAAAGATTCTCGAACACCGCTCAGAAGCTCTGCATGCATCCAGGCTCAGAACGACGAGAGAAAGAGACAGGGGCGATTGGCCGACACGGTTCTGCGAAAAGTCGGCGTGGTACACAAAATAGAAACGTTCGAAGACGAATAATCCGACATTGAAAGGGGTTTCAGATGTCAAAAATCATCGGGTATATCAGGGTCAGCACTTCAAAACAGGCAGATGAGGGCCACAGCCTGGATGCACAAAGAGCGAAGTTGCAAGCCTATGCAAATCTGTATGAACTAGATCTGGTGGGAATCCACGTGGATGCTGGGTTGTCTGGCAAATCCCTAGATAGGCCAGCGTTACAGCAGGCCCTGGCAGACCTCAAATCAGGCAAAGCAACCGGGTTACTCACCATGAAGTTGGATCGGCTGAGTCGTTCAGTGGCCGATATGGGGCGTCTGATGGCGGAATATTTCAACCCCCGGTCTGGATACCAGCTGATTGCAGTGAATGATTCCATCGATACCAGCACGGCATCAGGCCGGTTGGTGGTCAACATCCTGGCATCGGTGGCCCAATGGGAACGGGAAGCCACGGGTGAACGCGTAAGCTCAACCATGGCCCATATGAGGGAATCAGGCCAGTACACAGGTGGACAGCCCAGATACGGTTACAAGGTCTCCAAGGATGGCAGCCAGTTGGAAAAGCACGAAGCTGAGCAAAGGGTTATTCGTTCCGCCCAAGCAATGCATTTGGAAGGCAGAACGCTATCCAGTATTGCAAAGGCTCTGAATGTCACCAAGTTCAGAACACGTGGGGGTGGGCTGTTTCAAGTCAATCAAATCAAGGGGATGCTGGCGCAATAATCAGATTGTTTCACGTGAAACATTCAAAGAGAGGGGTTTGGGATGGGAAATTGGACAAGGGAACCGCCAGGGTCGGACGGAATTTACTGGTGGATAAGCAGATCTTTTTGGATGGACGAATGGAATCGTCCAATTGCGGTTCGATTTGCGAAGGGTGAAGAATTAGAGGGTTTAAAGGAATACCGCTGGTCTCAATCCATTGAGCAACCAGAACCGCCCAAACCACCAGAAAAGGACGAATAATGGCAGACACGAAAATTCAGCGAATCAAGGCAGGTGAATCAACCGCATTGCAAGTGAAGGGTGGTGGTTGGGCCTGGAGAGAATCCCAGTATTCAGGGATTCTGGTTACATCCAAAGAAGCACAATCCAGCGCGGTATTCCTACCAGACCCAATTTTGCAGGCCATGGGATACACATACAAAACCGTAAAGGGTGAAGATGAACGCCGATAAAACCCCAGTTTATGAGGTGCTGAGGCAGACGGTCGAACATGAGGAAGAGTTGGGAAAATTCTACACGCTGGCCGATGCTGAGCAATTCATCAGGGAAAATGGAGATTTGGAAGATTTCGACCACCACCTAGTAATTCATCTGTGCAGCGAGGATGAAGATGGGTAGCCAAGACTACAAAGACATCAAACGTTGGGAAAGCCACCAGCGAATGAGAGATGCCATGATTTCTGTGAAATCGGAGGACGTGAAAATGGACGAACCCCAAGACGGTGGTGATTGGAAGGAATACAAGGCGTTTGAGACAGCAGTGAAGAAAATCTGTGAAAAGCATGGATTCAAATGCTGGATATACAACCACACCACAGACATGGTGAAGGTTCAACTTTCTGAGCTTTCAAGGGTTTTGGAGGGTGAAAAAGATGACTGATGACACAGAACTAGAGGAATCCATCCTTTGGCCGGTCAGGGAAGAGATTGAGATTCTGAACAAGATTATTGCTGTTCATGCACTATCTGAGGTTGATGAACCAATCAGGTGTTTGGGTGATGTGATTGATGCAGCCCAGGCCATCGCCAGAATCAAGCTGGATGCATGGCGTGATTATCACGATAGAACCGAAAAGGAGTGAAAATGTCAGACAACGAAACAAAATCAACTGAACTGCCCAATAATATTCTGCCAGCTGATTATCTGATTGGGGCAATCAGTGGGGGAATCAAGGCAGGATTCAACGATTTCATAGCCAAGCTGGTTATCGGAATCACCAATGATGTCCTGGCCAGGGTTGAGGAAAGGCTGGGGGAAAAGGGGAAATCTGATGGGTAACTTTTACGCAGATCGAGACCGAGAACAAAGGCGCGAAGAGATGTGGTGGGATACGTTCAATGCTGCTTTGCAAGGGCTGGCGTCTGTTTCAGGTGATACTTGGGAGAGTGATGTTGGCTCTGCATGCATTTGTGCAACCATGGCCCATGGATTCACCCCAGATTCCTATGTTGGAGTTGATGACAAGTAGGCGACCATGAAAGGGGTTGGGATGATGATTGAAACTGAGATATTAGCGATAATTGCGGCAATCGGTGGTTTCATTGTCGGTTACATCGTAGGGGCCAGCACAACCAAGATGGGGAGGGTTGTCTACGTCGAAAAGGGCGAAACTAGACCATCAATGAGAACTGACCGGGATATTGGGATCTCTATCTTCGGTGGTGGTCGAGGCGTAGGCATTGGGGCACCACCACCCAGACCACCCCAAAGGAGGGATGATGACTGAAACTGAAAAAATGCTGTATGAAAACGGCCAAGGAATGAGCAAGGGTGGTGTGAATGACCCCCCGAAGACATCCAGACCGGAAACAAGGCCACAAGCCGATGAAAAAAAGCAACTGACAGATGCAGTGGATTCACTTCTGAGCGTATACAGACAGATTCGTGAAGCAATGGGTCTGCATCATGAGACACCGATGCATGATGTGATTTCAAAGCTCAGGGAAGATTACCAGGGGGTTGAGTCTGATAGACCGTTGGCCCCAAGTGATGAGCGGGTGTTGATTGTGGGTTTTTTGAGAGAAGACGCCAAAGGTTGCAGATTTTATGCATCCAAGATGGATGGGAACACCAACGGTCTTTACAATTTGGCGCTGGCAACCGAAGTCCTGGCTGACAAGATTGAAAAGGGCCTGCATCTCAGCCCCAAAGACAAATCCTGATGGTTGAAGAATACCGCTATGGTTTTGAAATCGAGATGTTCAACGGTCCCAAGGGAACGGGAAAGCCACGGTTTGACGGTGATGACTGTGAACCATCGTGCCCCTACATGGTGAGAGATGAGTTTTGTGAGAAGTATGGGGAACACATCTGTCAGTGCAGACGGTTGGAGGAATGCAGGGCTGACCATTGCAAAGGAGATTCGGAATGACTGAGAAAGAACGTAGACCTTGTGGGGATTGTAAGTGGTGTGAGTTCGACAAGAGCCTAGACGAACATGCCCCCGGAAGGCTTTTGCCACGGTACTGCTACCACGAAGATGCAAAATGGTGGGATGCCATTGATGGGTGGGTGACCGCACTAGACACAGGGTTGGAAGGGTTTGTCTGCAAGATGGTAAACCCCCAAGGCTACTGTGAACATTGGGAATCCAAGGCTGAGACAGATTCTGAATAGCAACTGTGTTGGATGCTCTGAGGGTTGGATTTTTACGAAAGGGGATGGAAATGGGAAATCCCAAGACAGACGAAAAGTGCTCCAAATGTGGGGCTGAGATTGCAACCGGCTGGTTAGAACTTCCTGGTAGTGGAATCATCGGGCTTTGTGATGGTTGCCAATTCAAGTTTTCAAACTTCCTGGATGAAATCAATTCGTCACCAGATAGGAAGACCAAAGCCATGAAAGCCCGCAAAAGCTGCAAGGAATGCCGTGGTAGGGGTTGGGATACACGGTGGGTTGCTGACAAGATGGAATTTCGGTTGTGTGACCAATGCTGGCCCAAGATGAACCGGAAGGAACGGGAGAGGGCAAAGGATGCTTTGCAGGAACATATCAGGGGGGCTAGGAATCCAAAGGAAGGGGAAAAGTGATGAAACGACTAACCATAATGGGTGCTGAGATGGGCTACTCTTCCAAGACGGTCCTTCGTTGTCCGAAGTGTGGATTTGAGGGTAGTGACAGCGATACTGGCCTGAATTCCCTGGCTGGTTTACGTCTCCATTTCGCAGTGGGTGGGGCCTGGGAAATCCTACTGGACAGGGGTTGCCCCGTCTGTATCCAGAAATTGATTGAGAAGCACATTCCGGAGATGGTTCCGGTGAAGAAAGGGGCTGACAATGGCTGAGATGCAAAAACCGGTTGAGAAACCAAAGGAGAACTGAGATGAGAAAAGTAGACATATTGAGGGCTGGTTCCATGGATGGTTCAACGAATCTGCATCCATGTACGAAGGGGATGGTGGAGAACAATACATCGTTGGTCTGGTTGAAAACAAAGATGGGTACATAGATACCTATTCCAAGTCCCGGTTGAAGTTTCAGGAAGGCCCAGACTGTGTTTTGGAACCAGGGGAGAAGTGAGATGGGAGACTCAAAAACCAAGGATGAAGATGAATACAGGGCGAGGTTGAACGAAATCACAGTCATGCTGGCGAGCAAGTTACAGTCTTGGTTGAATGCAGCCAAAGATGACCCAGAACTCAACGATATGGGGCCGGTTGAGGCTGAGAATGCAATGCTCAAAGCAGCGCTGGTGTCTTTCATTGCCGAGAATCGTCTTGAATTAGAGAACCAAAAGGCTCATTTCATCGAGATTATGGAGGAATTCTCCAAGGAACAGGCCAGACTTCGAAAGGAGCTAACTGATGGTTAATATGATTACCTATTTGGATTGCCCTTGCTGTGGAGACGACGGTGCAGCCACGGTAGAGGACTTGCAAACTTGAGGCAGTAATAATAGGATGTCTTTGCGGTTGACGTCCTATCTTAGGCCGGAAAGTCGACAAGCCGGTTTGTTTACCGGCCAGACGCCCTTTGGCATTAGTGGTGCTGCGGGGCGTTCTGCTTTTCTGGGCTATGAGTAGTTAACCTACACGATAGCGTCATCCATCATTGTCCCAGCGCTCCAACAGAACAGAAATTTGTTTTTGTGCTGTTTCATATAGAGCCTGACGGGCCTATTGACCCTGTATTTCTTCATGGCCGTTGTGATCTTTGAGGCTAAGGCTTTCTTGGGTCCGTCTCGCCAGCCGAATGACAGCAAAAGGTCCGCGATTTGGCCACTTGTAAACCAGTGGCTGTCATTCGCACGCAGCGCCTTCAAACACAGGTCCGGCAACATCTCCTTTTTGGGCGCTTTGGCGGATGGGGTGCTTTGTACCTTGGGAGATGGGGCATCGTCGTCAGTCAGATACTTTCTAATAGTCTCTAACTCTTTGAGTTCAATGTCCATTTGGGCGGAGATTGCTCTACGGTCTGCAATCATTTGCTCCAACTTAGCAAGGTCTAGATGATTCGGCATTAGTTCCTCCGTAGCCTGATCTAATGCTCACCTTAGTTCTTGCGGGATACGATATCAATCTTTTTTTGACCCTTTCAAAAAAAGACCCAAAACCTTCATCTTTTTTGACCCATCTTGTTATTATTAGGGTGGAGGTAATGAGATGAAAATCAAATTTGATACAACCCAGGGCTTCGAGATTGCATTTGATTCAGACAGCGAGACCCTAAACGGGATTTTGGACTTTATGAGAGAGAACCGGATTACTCCAATCACGTTCAAGTTTGGCCCTTACGAGGTCGAGGGTGAAGCTGCGATGATTGGATATGAGGCGCATTCTGTCGACCCAAGAAATTACGGCGGAATGTCGCTGCCCAAGATGAAATTCCAGCCAATTGGGAATAAAAACGCACAATGAACATTTTGCCCTTACTCTTTCTATACCTCGCTTATCAGGCGGAAAAAGATTTCAGTGATGATTACTCTTGTGTTCCGGTTCGAATGTGGGGGAAAGGTTATTCTCCCACATTCATTTTCACTGTGGTTAAGGTTTTTTTTCTAACTCTGTTGTCTATAGCAGTTCTGTTCTCGGTTATTACTTTTGTAGTTGGGTGGAATGTGGCGAAGCCTATGTGGCTGGTAGCTCTATTTATGTCACCTGCAACACTCGCCTTTGTCGCATGCGGGGTGTTGTCAGGTGGTCCGCCCGATAGGAGCTTTCAGACTACCCAGCGTGGACAGTAGATAAAAAGAGGATGTGATGAGATGCCAAAAGCTAAATGGAAATACGATTCTGGACGCCGAGGGTCCTGCCCAGCCTGTGAAGGGATCGACCGTGATTCTCCCATAGAATGGCATGTATCGTGTTTCGACAACCGGAGAAGACATATTAACTGGAGCAGGATCCGAAAAGCGCGCGCTGCATTCGACGCCATTGAGTCTACTTGTTACGAAGTATCGGAAGACCAGGTTGTGATTGTCTTAAAGTGTCCACCGGGTGATGTGACATTTACGGACATTTTAGAGGTGATGAAGAAACCTTTTCAGGATGCGAGCAAGTACGGTCAATGTCGGATGTTGATATGGCTGAGTACTTCGGCCACCTGTACGATACACTCGCGGAACTCATCATCATAGACCCCCACAACGCCCCCTAGCCCCTGCTGAGCCCCAACCTACCCCCTAACACCCAATCCCATCCCAAATCCCCCACAGAGCCGTGCAGGGGGGTTTAGCAGTCCAAATGCAGCGCTTTGAACAATCTAATCAGTTCCCCAGGGGGATTGGAGAGTTTTTCGTCTTCTGAACCACGTGATTGTTTGGTGTGATTATCTTGGCAGAACCATTCAAAGATCCCATCTTCCCCCACATCGATGTCCAGATAGAAATCTTTCGTATGCCAAGACAGTTGAAAACCCAACTCACCACCCGATCCAGCCGTTGGATGTTGGAGGTGCCCACCAACTGCATTTTCAAGATTCCACCACAAATCCCTAACCGCATTGGCCAGCTTGTGATGCACAGGGTTGGGCTCATATTCCAGGTGAACTAGGAATGTCTCCCATCTGGCGTCTGTGTTCATGTAGGATTTCATACCTAGACAGTTTCCCAAGGGAAAGGCTGCCCCTCATAGGCCTCTAGTAGGGCAGATAGGAGTTCACATAGCGCTTGTTTCTCTGGAAAGTCTACATCCCCAGGCCGAATGGACCATAGTTCGTCAAGTCTCCAAATGCACCGCCTGAAATCAGCACACGATTCTATTTTGGTTAAGACCATACCCCAACCATAACAACCCAACCCTAATCCCACACAAATAACGTCCCTTTCCCATCCCCTTTGAATCGTCTCCCAATCTTTTCAACCCCCCGTTCACATTCCCCTTTCACGTTTCCCCTTGACACGATCCCCCAAATTAGTAAAATCGGTACCTCCCCTACTAAGGTAGGTTTACGGTAGCCAAATCCCCGAGCCTCTTGGAAGCACCCGAAAAGTCCCAACGTTCCCACTTTGAGGGGCGACAAGGCCCATGCGAGGGTTTAAGCAGGCTTTAGGATGTCCTTTCTGAATCCCAAATGAAACCGCTCGGTTGAGATAAAAACGCTAGTAACAAAAAACTCCCAGACCCCAAATCCCCCCATCCCAAGTCTGAATCCCAAGCCCAAATCCCAAAAGAGCAAAGCGATACTCTCAGCCCCCCAGAGCGGTCAGCGGTCCTAATCCCGAATCCATCCCAGCCCGAACGATAGACCCATACTCACAAGACCCAAATCCAAAAGCATCGAACGCAAGAGGGAAAGAATCCCAATCCGAAGGAATCCTAGACCCAGAGCGAAGCAACTCACATTCTCAGCTGTTAGGAATTCCCGAACGACTCACCAAGCCAAGACCCAACCATTCCACCAACGAATCAATCGGGCCTGTATCTATTCCAAATGGGAATGAGTCACTGATGACCAAAGTGTCCGATAAATCGAACACATCCCAAATCCACGCTAAACCTCAATGTGTCCGAAATATCGGACAGTCTGCAACCATTCCCACAGCGAATGAATCAGCCCATATTTGAGCCAATCTATGCCCTTCATCTATATACGCGCGCGATATAATAATGATTCCAGTAATTTAGACCGTGGCACAACTTGTGCCACTCTGACACACTTTGAGCCATTCCAACATTGGAGGACAGGGGCCGTAG